GGTATCTAAATTGGAGTTCTTATTAATTAAGTCCTGTCTTTGTCGGTCGTCCAAACCGAAAGTAAATGTCTTCTCATTGCCTAGATCAAATTCTAATCCAGTAAGAGCTGACGTTTCGGCCTTCATATCTGAAAGCCATTGCTCGTTTACGAAGCCTTGTTCTGGTGCTTGTTTAGGTTCGGGAGCTGCATATCTCATGCGTGTTTCCTCTATCCTATTTTTAGCCCCTGCAGCATCTACCTTCGCTTGAAGAGTAGCTACTTTGACTTCTTATTCAGAACTTGCACTTGGATCTAAGTTGTACTTATTCTGAATGAGCGTTGTAACTTCCTCTGATGATAAAGTTGGGTATTGGATAGCCATATCTACTTTTAAAACCGTCATGTCATCCATCTCAGATGTATTTAACGATTGATAAGTAAACCATTCTTGAGGAGACCTTCCAGTCTCCGTTACGAACTTTGATATTGCTTCCACCCTTTCATCAATAGGGGATGCTACATTTGCAAAATCATCTAAAGATGATATCTCTCTCCCTAGCTTTTCGCTAAGGTATGTAGAGATAGCCTCGTCTATTTGATCCTGACTGTATTCTTCTGAGTCAGAAGAGTCTAAAGAAGACTCTTGCTGATAATTTTCTTGTGGTGTTTCTGTAACCGTTTGGTCTTCTACAGGTTGGCTTTCAGTAGGTTCAGCTACTAAAGGTTCTACTTGCGGTTCTGAAACTGGTTCAGGTGTAGCCGCTTCAGACTGTTCCACTTGTGGTTCTGGAGCTGCCTGTGTTTCTACTTGCGGCTCTGCGTTCAAAGACGCACTAAGCTCTTCAGGAGAGTTAAACACTTTAAACTCCCCGATTTGATCAACTGTATTTTCCATTTATATTAAATTAATTTGTTATTTTATTATCCGAAGTATAACACTCCAAACCCGTCATTACCGCCGTCTGTAGCAAGTATTTGCACAGTGCTAAATGAAGGAATCTGGACTATATGATTGGCTGGAACTATAGCAGCCACAGCCATTGTTGTAGCTTTTAGTATATTTAACCCAGCACCAAGTTGAAGATCATCTTCAGCTACAGTAATACTAACTGTAAGTCCAGTTGCAGTAGTGCAAGGAAAAGAAATAACATCACCCTCTTCTAAGCCAGCACCTTCCGTAGCAGTAACAACGATAGCAGTTAATGCAGTCCCATCATAATTAATACCATCAAAAGATGGCACTGTGACTCCAGTTGCAGGTTTTCCATTCCTTGTTACCGTAACGGTTCCAGAAGAGTCCGCGCTAAAACTACTAGTAGCACTAGTTTCTGTTGAAGTAGCAGAACTTAAAATGGATTGATTGTCGTCTAGCTTACCAGAGTTTAAAGGATTGTGGTAAGTGCTTCTAGCTGTGCCTCCTCCATCTTCTACAGTGTACCTGTATATCTCATTACTAGGAGCTAAAATAGATACATTTTCACTATGTAAATTATGGAAAGCTCTCCATCTAGCATAACCAACAGGAGGCACTAAATTTACATCAGCTACTACTCCACCTACATCTCCGTTTTCAGTTACGTAAACTGGGTTTAATCTTTGTACTTCTACTTTTGCCATATTTATTTATTATGAAAGTGTTACTGCTGAGCTATCTAATCCGAATACTGCGTAATCAACGAGAGAGTCAACTTTGGTAGAGAAAACTTTATATGTCTTAGCCACATCAACAGGGATAAAACAAAACTCACCCCCTGCAATTTTAGCTACTAAAGCGTCAGACTCGGTAGCGTTATATATGTATAAGTAGTTTTCTTTCTCTTTTTCTAAGTTCTTTACATATAGGTAAGCAGAAACAAGCTTGTCGTTTTCTTTATATACAACAAGAGCGTTAGCATCTATAGCAGTCTTAAGGATCTTAGCTCTAACTACAACTCCAGAGTCTGCAACAGCAGAAGTAGATGTTGTAATATTTACCGCGCTAGACAGTATAGAGTTACTACTTATAGAAAGGTCTACTTTTAAACTTCCCATTATGCTTGGAAGATTAACATAGACTCTAAAGTCATTGATGTGCCTACACTAGGTGTAATTTTAATATCGCTTGCGTTTGCAACTGGTGCAACTGTTCTTGCTACCGTTCCTGTTCCACTACCCGCAGTATTTACTACGTAATCATCAGAAGCAGCGCCTTCTTCAATAAGGGATAAATCGTTACTGTCTTTTGCTGTAAAGGTTGCTACATTAGTGCTTGTCTCAACAACTGTAAAGTTTGGGTATTTTGCAGCAACAACTAAGTCAACCATAGCGGCTGTTGTTTCTGTAGCAGCTAGAGTGATTGTAACACCGTCAAATACGGCTGTATCTCCAGTAGCCCATGTGTTTGCAAACGTTACAGAGAATGCAGCTTTAGTTCCATCAGCCGCAGCCCAAGGGAAAAATGCCCAGTCTCCAGCGTAAAGCCTTCCTAGGACAGAATCATCTATAGTTACAGTGAAGTATTCAGATGCGGTTGTAGAGGTATTTTTTAAATAGACTTTATGAGCTAAGTTAGCTGTATATTCGTCTGCCTTAAACAACGTGTATGTATCTAAAGAAGATGTTTGCTTTCGGCTAAGGCCTACGGCTTGATCCATCCCTGTGTTATTTCCTGCTTTGTTTAAAACAGTTGAAGCCGAAAGGCTTAGGTTACTTCCGACTAAATCCCCGCTAGATAAAGTTAATGTTGCGTTTGTAGTTGCCATGTTATATTATTGTTAAGCTGATAATGCTGATTGAGAGAAAACACCAAATTCGATAGTAAGGGCTCCGCTAGTATCAACATCTATATCGTTAATAGCATCCCAAGGTAAAAAAGCCCAGTCCCCACCGTAAAGTCTCCCTAAGGATACATTAGTGCTTCCAAGTTCTATATTTATAAAGTCTACTTCAGAAGTAGATGTGTTTCTAATATACACTTTGTGCGCAACGTCTGTATTCACATATGAAGCTGCAAGTATAAGAGGTGTAGCCGTTTGAGGCGCAGAATAAACCAAGGTTGTAATACCTGTAAATTGATCTAATCCATCAGTACCTTTAGCTTTAGTTAGGGTTGAAACCTTACTTAAGTTTAAAGGGTCACCAGTTATATCTGCGCTATTAAGTGAAATTGTAGCCGTTGTGGTTGCCATTTTACTATTGTTGATAATTATTTATATGTGCAAATATAGTTATTATTTGTTTCCATTTTTTTTCTTAGCTCTCCATCGACGAACTCGGCCTTTTCTTCGTTTCTCCCTTCTTGCTTTTCTTATTTCTGATGGGGTCAACTCTGAAGCAGTTACTGGAGTCTCACTAGATATTTTTTTTGTAGGTCTAAAAGTTTTGTCTCCTTTGGAATAGTCTTTATCACCGCTTAAAGTTTTCCAGTCTTCTTTAAACCATCTTTTTAGATCTAAGCCTGCTTTTGTTTTACGAACTGTAGGCATTATTTTTTGCTTTTATTACCCCAGTTGGAGGCCCCAACTTTACGGCACTTAGCTAAAGCTCCAGACGCATAAGCAGAAGGCCAGACTTTATATCTAGCTTTTACTTTATGGTAACAAGCGTCTTTTGCTGCCCCACCTTTTTTATATTTTTTAATTACCTTTGGCATGGCTTGAAAGTTTAAACATAGCTTTCTCTACTGCGCCCTCGTGTGGCTTATACTCTCCTTTCATTAAAAAGTATCTCCCCCGATCTTCCATCCAATGAAACCCCTTAGGCGGATCTACCCCTATCTTTTTATTAGAAACGTTAAGTTTACCCCCTTTGTTTTTTTTAATTGTGTTCATTTTAATCTACACTATTTATTTTACCTATACTAGCTGTAGCTACAGAGCTTACCTTTCCTGTTAGGTTAAAGTTAGAGTTGTAGATTTACTTACACCACCATTTGTTACAGTCATTACTATACTGTAAGTTGTAGTTGTAACACCTTTTTTAGTAATAGTAGTAGTTATCATATCTCCAAACGATATGGTAGTGCTACTACCTATGGTTACTATATTAGTGTCACCTGCTAAAGCTGTAGATCCGCTAGTTCCTAAAGCTAGCAGCGCTGTGTCACCAGCTAAAGCGGTGCTCCTAGACGTGCCAAGAGTCATACTGACTTTATCTTTATTAGAGCTAATTTCAGATCTTAAATCATCTAACTCTTCTGTAAGCTTTTGTATTTGATATAAAGCAGGTCCGAGTAGTTTAAACTGACCAACATCTTGTATATACAGGTTAGAGTCAAAATCATTTTTTATATCGTTAAATGTATTTGTATCAATTTTATCATTATCGCTACCAGTGGTAGAAAAGACTCTTTCGTATTTTTTGCTATTTAATGCCATTTGTATGTTTTAAGATGTAAATACTTGACTTGATACTGTGTAACGATCACTCCAATCGTGAAGTAAAACTACTATAACGTAAATGTTTGAAGAGGTCATACCGCCAGTAGCTTGTATTGATATTTTCATGTTTTCCCCTTTATCTACAGTAGCGCTGTCAAATAAAAAATGAGCAACATCTAGATCATTCGAAGCTGACACACTAACCGTTTCAGACTCTACAGCAGAACTTGATGATGAGCCTATAGCATCTTTTTCTACTTCAAGTGTTATATCTCCACCGCTACTAATTACGCTAGTAACTTTTACCTGAGCGCTTAATACAGTTGTATGACAAGGAGCAAGCCAATCAGTGTATGAGTTGCTGTCAGTAGCTTGTTCACTAGGGGCTCCGTTTAAAGGAAGGTAATGTTTTGTAGTTCCTATATTATCAAAAAATCCACACGATATATAGTCATATGTTTTAGCTTCAATGCGCCCGCCAACAGTTAAATCCCCCGTACTTGAATTAAAAGCAAGATTTGTACCTGTTTTAGGAGCAACATTACCTGTTGCGGCTGTAGCAAATAAAGGGAAACAAGTTGTGTCTGATGACTCATCAGCTGCTGTTACTGTTGTTGCTATAGCTGCTGTACCTGTAGTGTCTTGATTTAAGGTTTCTACATCTAAAACTAAAGTCCCATTTCCTGTTGTGGCCGCAAGTCCTGCACCCGCTAAATTTCCTGCTGACACTCTTGCGGGTGCTGCTCCACCTACAAGTATACCCCCATTTTCAGAAAGATCTACCTCTTGAATTGTGCCGCCGCTATTCCCAAATAAAACTGCATTATCTGTAAAAGAGGTTGCTCCAGTCCCTCCTTTTGTAACAGGTAATGATCCAACAGTATTTGGCGCCGACAAATTTACCTGAATCTCACCAGAGTTTATTTCAAGACCTGATTGGTATTTTAAATCAGCACTAAACTCAGTCCCAGAAAGGGTTAGTCCGTCTCCTGCTGAATAAGTAGTATTAGTGTCGCTTACCGTATTAGTGAAGGTTATTTTATCACTGCTTCTAGCTATACTTAACCCTGTTCCAGCTTCAAGAACAACATCATCGGTAGAAGCATCACTACCTGTTAATCTTATTTTTTCTTCGTCTGAGTTATCACCGTCAACACAAGAAATACCATACGTAGCTCCTGAAGCTCCCGCAGCTCCTGTAGCTCCCGCAGCTCCTGTAGCTCCTGTAGCGCCAGTTTCTCCTGTGTCACCTTTAGGTCCCTTGTTGGTTACTGTAATAGAAGAATTTGACGGAGTGCTTACCGTAACAGATATGCCGCTAGTTGTTGTTACCTCTACGCTCATAGTGATTTTGAAACATCATTATTTACAATAAAAGAACCTCTCAAAACAGTAGTATGAGTATCAACACCTGAAGTTGTTGGTAATACATATTGCAAATCATAAGTGTATTTACCTGGATTTATTCCTCGCATAGTAGAAGCCGTAGCGGATATAGTTACGTTTCCGCTATTGTCTAAAACAAAGGCTTCAAAAGAATTATCTACTTTTTTCCCAAGATTAGAGCTTCCCAAAACAGGGTCTTTTGATTTTTTAGAATAATCCCAAACTTGCATTAAGAAAGAATAGTTATCGGTTACTAACGGCAAAGCAGTCCCCGAAGAATCCTTTAACGTAACGGTTAAGGAAAAAGTGTCTCCTTTTCTACAGGTAATATCCAGTCTTTCTGAAACGTCTAAATTAACTCGATTTGCCATTATTTCGTATTGCTATTAAGTAATGTTTGTAAGTAAGAAGCTGGATTCTCGTCTAACTCTTTTCTTTCTCCTTTTCGTTGAGACACAAGTTTTGATTGTTCAACCGCTTGTTTAGAAACTCTTTGGTCTTTCCTATCTTCTTTCATAACCTCAAGTTTTTCTTTAAACTCTTTGTCATCTTCTTTAAACCCTAAAGTTGCTGTAGCTCTTATTGTTTCAATCTCTTTGTTAAACTCATGTTTCATTTGAGCAAGTTGAGCTTCTAGTTGAGCCTCTAGTTGAAGTTTTTGAGCCTCAATCTGAGCATTTACTTGAACCTCTTGTTGTTTAATTTGTGCAGCTTGCATTTGAGTCTGCTGTTGAAGCTGAGCTTGTTGTTGCTGTTGTTGAGCAAGCATTTGCTGTTGTTCTTGACGTCTTTTCTGTCTGCGAACAATAAGGAGTCTTTCGGCTTGATCTATATCTCGCAAAGCCCTAATAGCCATAGAGTCTTCAAGATCTATTTCTTTCTGACCTAAAGCAATCTGTATGTTTTGCTCAAGAAAAGCTTTGTCCTTATCCTCCATATCTTTCTGGACCTGTACACCAAAGTTGTACATAGGCAGACTACCAAAGCTAGTTAAAACACTCATGTTGGTTTTACCAATAGCATTTCTGTAGACTTCAGATATAACTGAATCAGGAGGAAGTATTTGTATACACTTTATAGCATCACTACAAACTTTCTTATACAGGATCATTGCTGCATTTGTTATGTCGTACGTTGCATTATTAGACGCAGCTATTGCTTGTTCTCTAACGCCAACTAAAGCCTCTCCTTTTGGTGAGCTAGCATCAACAACCTCGTTAATTCCCGTTGTGTCCCTTATAAGTCTTATGTAGTGATTATATAAATTTATAAGTTCATTTATATTTCTAATACTATTTCCAATCTCTCTAATAGGGGGGTTTTGAAAACCACCTTCAGGGTTTTTACTTCTGTAGTAGAATACTCCTGTTTGCTCATAAATATCGTGAAGCTCTAGTGGCTGCATTTCTCCACCCTTACCTAGCTGTACGTTTTCTAAACCTTCTATATCAATAATAAGACCATCAGGTTTTGCCTTTGCAATAGACTGTTGAATCTTTAAGTGCGTTAGTTGCAACATATCTGCAAACCCTACGCAACTGTCTACCATAGACTTAGGCATCATATCTAAAAGATTTGTTGCTACCACAGAGTATGATAAATTAGCTTTGCTTATGTCGTATATATTTTTTGGGACGTTAGTTTCTCTACCATACCCAAAAATCTTATCCGTGCCTATTACATAAAAACCTTTGTAGACGTTAACCACATCTAGCCTATGTGGTGTTCTTTGAAAGACTCCACCAGATTTTTCTTTGTATGAATACCCCTCGTTAAAGAAATTAGTATTTCCGTATTGATTTTCTTTTTCCTCAAAAATTAAAACATCTGTTGAAAGGAACTCAAACTCTAATACGTCAACAGTGTTCTCATCATAATCATATATTGTAGAACCTCGATTAGAATCATATCTAGACCCTAATGAAGCTGAAGAGTTTGTTTTTTTTGCTATCTCTTTGTGATCATCCTCTGTTAATTCATCTCCAGCTAAACGACGTAATTCTTGTATGGGCATACTTTTTATATGGCCACCGTAAGTTAAATCTGTAAATCCAGGATCTTCAGAATAACTATGTACAAAATCTTTAGGGTCTATATACTTAGTGGTTATACCGTAACTAGGATCGTTTGTTCTTTTTATTACCGCCATACCTATAGAGGCTAAATCTTGTACGGCGCGTCTAAACGTATTGTCATTGAAGTTACTCCAAGAAAGAGTCATATCAACAGCTATTTGTGCTGCTACTTCAGCATCACTTTTTATATTATTGTTTAGGAAAATTTCAGCTTCAGCCTCATTGTCAGGAAGCTCTTCAACATTAAAACTAAACTGAGCTCCAGTTTGTTTTTGCAACTCTAAGAGTTGTTTTTTTATAGCAACCCTAATCTCTAACTTTTTTTTCTCTCTATTCTTTTCAGAAGAAGATAAAGGATCTATAGCCTCTAAATTTGGATATGGGTTCCTTGATAAAATTTTATTTACAACAATTCTAACAAACTTAGGTAGTATAGGAACTGGAGTATAATCAATATTCATAAGGCTCCCATCAGCACCATTTGGACTTAAGTTATTAAGAAGCTTTTTGTATATATTTGTATTCTGAGTACCGTTAGCATACTTTCTATTTCTTTCAAAATTATTTAATCTTTTTGAAAAAACAGAATCTGAATTGCCTTTACGACCCCATTGCGACTCTATAGCTTTTGCATACTGCAAGCCATAAGCTTTTTTCGCCTTTTCTTCCTGAGGAGCGAGTGGATCAGGAAAGCTCTTTGAGCCGCTGTGTTTCTTCATGTCGTCTTATATATGTGCAAATATAATAAATTAACCAAAAACTTCGTACCGTCTAAAAAACTTTCGGTTTAAGTCAGTTTTCTTTTTCTTTTTTACTCTTTTTTGTGCGGCAAGCAAGGCTAAACCAGAACTTATAGTTAAGTCAAATTTTGTTCTGTTGTCTATTTGGTATCCAATCCAATCCTCTAAAGTTTTGTTAAAGTACATGTTTCCAGCCTCTCCTGTATCTTGATTTAATCCTACATGATTATGTATATAAGATTCGATTGCATGAGCATGAGCCTGAATTACATCTTGAGAGTTAGAAGGAATACCTTTTGTTTTAACTTTAACCTTTGCTGAAGTTGACGTTAAGTGCTGGGGTCTATCCATAAGGTACCCGTCATACTCTCTAGACTCAAAGTATCTAGCTATACCATATTTGTTGTTCTCTATTAAAATAGGGTAACCGTAAAATACCGCAGCCATTAAAACATCTTCGTAAAAAATCTTAGCTAACGGAGGTCTTGAAGCATACTCCAGTACAAACATATTTGATGGGTGCTCTATATGAAATTTGTTGTACAAATGCAAAGCTCCTTTAGAACCTCTACCGTCTACGGTTGCATCAAGATCGTAAGAGTCTACCCCACCACAACCCATATCTGCATTAGGCGCAACTCTCTTGCCGTTATTATGTGCTTTTCTATTACGTAGGTCAGCTGGAGGCATCCAAGATATTTTAAATCTACCTCTAGGGTTAGGAGAGAATAAAACCTCAGTATCTTGTTTTCCGTCTTTCCAAACAAAATCTCCTGTTACTACTGGATTTGGAAATAAATCTTCATTAACATCTATTTGTTCATATATCTTACCTATGTTAAATATACTACCCTCGATACTATCCCTAAAGGCTTCGTCCTCTGAAAGTGGGAATTGACGTATAACCTCGTTCATTTCTGATGCGTTATCTTTTAAAGCATCTCTTTCATTTTTTAAATATTGTTTTGCCCCAATAAGTATAGGTTCGTTATCTATACCTTCTACGGGTGTTAGGGGAGTTTCTGTAACAGGGTTTCCATATAAATCAAAGAAGCCTTCAAGAGATTCAGATGCTGGGATAAACAATCTATACAAACCTGTTCTTGTTCTTCCGTTTGCGTTTCTTGATAATGGATCCGAATCAGACCAAAGTGTTTTATACTCTTTCCCCCCTTTAGACATAGGATTAACGGTACTTCCTACAAGTGCCTTCCCAACAATTTTTTTACCTACAATTAAGCATGTCCTTTGAATCCTCCATGCATCTCGTATGTCTGTTGGTTTCTCCCATTTACCCGCCTCGTCTAAATATAGAATATGCAGTTTTTCTCCGTCATAAGCATTGTTAGTTGTGTTCTTCCAGTTTATAACTGTGTTAAGAGCCTCCCCTATTTGAGACGTTTTATTTTTTTTCGTGATTCGTTTAGAAGGTTCTCTAAATGCTAATTCCATACGAGGGTTTGTTGTACCATCTTGAATAGGCTTAAAAAAGAACGGATAGTTTCTAAACATGTAAACCACCTTCTTCATGAAGATGTTTTCCTGAGCGTCTTTACCCGTTTTCGATTGTATCCCCATAAGCTTGTCTTTAACTTGTGTAGCTTCATCAACAAGTACAGCAGAACAAATATTGGTGTACCCAGAACGACGGCACTTAGTATAAAGCTGACCAATACAACGAGGGTCAGCCTCGCAAGCAGCCATGTGTAAAAATATTTCACGTTGAAAGTTTAAAAAATATGGGTAACCAATATCTAATTTGGTCCATTGCAACATCATGTAATGCCGCCCCGTAATATATGTAGGTGTGCCGTTGTTATAAAACCAAATGCCTTCAGACCTACGCCTAAACTCCTCCTCGATATATGGGCGAAACTTTTCTCTAAATTCTTTTGGCGTCTCGGCCCACTCATCCATAGAACGAATACGAGACAATTCTTTTGGCATAGATATCCTTGTCCACACTTGCAAAGGCTTTGACTGGCTATATCCGAGAATTTGTTTTTTTTCAGGCTTTTTGGGAAGACAAATGAATATCCCACCGATCTCAATAATTTCACCTTCTGTACCCTTGGGGCATATTTTAATAACCTTCTCATCGTGCTCTTTTGAGTCAAGAAGCGAGCTCATTAAAACTTAGCTTTTATAAATCCTTTTTTATGCTTATACGGAGCCATGTATTTTGGAGCGTCTCCATCGCAACACCATTCTGCTCCTCCCGCCCAGGGATCTATACACCAACATTGGTTATATTTTTTAGATTGTTTTAATCTGTAATGATGTTGAGGAGAACAACTCATGAATAACATAGAGGCTGCTAAAGCCAACGCAAATGTTTGTCCAAATCTATTAGATCTAAAACCAGGGGCTCCTGACTTAGGATTAGCCAATTCCATATACTCTCCACAATCGCACTTTATGTCATGTATTACACCTACACCTTCTATGTATTTTATTGTTACACCAGACTTATCTACAACTTCATCGTTGCACTTACATTTATATTCAGCCATTTTATTTAAATTTAATTACTATTTGTTTTTTTAGGTCTATTGTTAGCTCTGTTTTTAGAGGCCTTCATAAAACCCTTGATAGCGCCTCCACAATGATAAGCATCTAGACCGTCCCCTTTTTTTGTTTTTCCCTTTTTTTCGCTCTCTCTATTAAATTTATTTAATGCAGCGCGATATTTTTTAGCGAGCCCCCCTG